CAATTCGCATTGTTTGTCGTCTCGTCATCAAATTTCATGGCGACTACAGCTTGATATAGTTGGTGACGAGCAAGGTGGGCTGCACATTCGGGTGTGCGTTGCCAGAGCCGAGATTGTCTGTGACGTAGCTCGATGCCGCCTGCGAGACGTTAAACGTGGGGTTGACAGTTCGTCCCTTAAGCACGTCTCCGCCGCCGCCGGGCGCGATGTCGCCATTGCCGCCGTTACTGACGGCGTAACCATTCGGAAGCGCGACAGTGACAGCGCCGATGGTAAGTGTCCCAGTCGGCTTAACCGCCGGTAGCTGGGCTTGAGTGAGCGTTTGTGACTCGGCTCCATTTGCCGCGCCCAAAACCGTTGCATCGGAACCAAAGTATGTTGAGGTAAGACGGCCAGCCGCCGTATTTCCCATATCGTCTAGCGATGCGAGGACACGACCGCGAGCATCGGGCAGCGTGAGCTGTTTGTTAGCGGTCCAGTCCGCATTGCCAGAGACGCCCCTGCCCGTTGAGACGGTAAGGTTTGCGTCCGCTGACCAGAGATATTCAAAGAGCGCCTGAGCGGCAGAGTTTGCCATCTCGGACGCGCCGGACGTTGCAGAGCCAATCGTTCGGCCATTCAACCGAACAAAGCCTGTCAGGGAGCCGTTGCCATAGCGGGTTTTGATATCGCCCGTGGCTAGAACGGTCGTGGCGTCAACACCGCCCCCGCCTCCTCCACCCCCGCCAGACGAGGGGCCGATAACGAGGATATTGTCCACGGCAAGCTGAACGATGCCCAATTTATTCGTCAGGCGAATCTTGATCTGGCCGTCAGCAAAGAATAGCTGGGGGATATTGCCGCCCGCATCCAGTGTTAACGGATTAGGCCATGCAATCGTCAGGGCCTCGTCCTGATAGGCGTTCTGAGGGTCAGTCGTGCCAGCCTCGTAAAAGTACAGCAATCCGCCACTGAGCGGCAGAAGGCTGTCCTTATCGAGCCGCTGTGATAGAGAGAGTCCGATGGAGCCGGCCATTCATAGTCCTCAAAAGAAAAGGCCACCCCGAAGGATGGCCTTGTTGATTTATTGTGTTGGTGTTTTCCTACTGGCCTGGTGGCCGTGGAACGTTTTGCTGATCTTGGGCGCTTGCCCCACTGGGCGATTGAACGGCTTTCATAAAATCAAGCGCAGTAGCATTTGATCCGAAGCTTCTTGCCGTATTTGCCAAGTTTCTAGAGGCAACCTGAAGCGCACCGATGGCTTGAGCTGTCGGCCTTATGACGGCGTTTGCATAGGCTCGCGACCATCTGGCCGCACTAGCCGCCCCCGCCGGGGCCGCAAGGATTTTAGCGGCGACCGCGCCACCTACAGCACTTGCAATCGTGGTAATCGGCGCAGATACAAGCCCGCCAGCCATCGCCAACAGGTTTACGTTTTGCGCCGTCCCAGATGGATTGCCAAAGCGTTGGCCTACCTGCTTAAGGCGCTCAGAGATAATCTGGATATCGTCGAGGGCTTGACGCTGCGGTCCAGCATTCCCAAACAAAATAGCCTTTGCCTGTGGAGAGTAGTTTTTCCACTGAGTGGCGAATACGTCTGGCGAAAATTGACCAGTGCGCGGGGAGACACCAAGATTGCGAATGATGGAGCCTGCAAGGTCGCCCTTATCCCGCGCCGGGATCGACTGCACCAAACGTGAAAGCGTCTGAACATCGCTGCGGCTTCCAGACTTTGCGTAAGCATCAATGGCCGAGTAAAGCGCCTCGTCTGTCTTCCCGCCGCGCCCGAGAACGGTGTTGGCGAGATCTTGCATCGGACCAACGCCAACCTCCATTGGAGACGGCTTTGTTATCTTCGCAGTCTCAGCTACCTGATCTCTAGCCGCTTCTGTGCGCCGCATTGTATCGGCATACGTGCGCATGATGTCGCGCTGCTGTGGCGTGAACAGCCGCTCCGCAACATCACGACCCGATCCGTTCAGGAACTCATAGATGTCGTTCGATACTTTGACATTGCCCTTGGCAGCAACGCCGTCCGTCGCCTGCGAAAGTCTGTTCCAGACCCCGCCACGTATGGCCTGCATGGCCTCGGGGTCGTTTCCGGTAGCATCGGCAATCCGCGTGAGAAGGCGAGACGATACGCCCTTGCTGCCAACCTTCCCTGCGCCGACAATGTAATTTGCAGTTTCCTGCGGGGTTACTTCGCCCGTTACAATCTTGTTGATGACCTTATCGGCATCATCCCGAGCGTTGTACCCGAAGCGGGTGCGCCAATCGGCGTTTGCTGATCTGGCGTCTCGGAATGCCTTCAGCGCACTATCGCTGCCGGAGAACAGTGCGTTATCAAATGCGTCCCCCAGCCAGTTATCGAACTCTCGGATGATGTGGCGAGAAGCGGCGCGGTCAGCATCGTTCGTAGCGGCCTGAGACAGCCGGTTCAGAACCTTTCGCGTTGATTCAATGCCCTGCATATTTACAGCGGCAACGTCACCCCCGCCGGGAACGCTCGCAGACGCGACTTTGTTCGGCAGCTTTAGCGACGATATATTATCAAGCTCGCTCATCATGCGAGAGGCAGCAGGCGTCAGGGTTGGTTCAATTCGCCAGCCGTCGTCGGCTAAGGACTCAGCAACGCGCGACCTAACTTCGCGAACAGCACTTCCGTTAATCGAAGCGTCACTGTTTCCAGCAACCCCATACAGGCGCTCTTTGTTGGCCCGCGCCTCCTGCTCGCCTGCACGCAAGCGCGCGTTGAGAGCCTCGCCCATGTCTTGTGGCGACATATCGCCTACGGCTTGGCGTGCTGTCGTTAACGCATTAGATTCTGTCGATGCTATCCGCTGGTGTTCAGCGTTCTGGGCCTGCTCCCAGCCAGCCTGAACGGAGCTATCAGATCGCTGCGCCGCACTACGGGCAGCCTGTGTTTCTGCTTCCGCAGCGGTCCCGATATTCCCGCCGATACGGCTGGCTACATTAGGGCCGCTACCGGCCCCGTAGTCGTCAGCTATTGTTCTAGCAGCGCCACCAAGACTCTCGGTTAGGCTCTGTGTCGCCTTCGGGATGGCATCGCCCACGATTGGGATATTACGGACGCCCTGCCCAATGCGTTGCACGGCCATGTTGTCACTAGCGATTGCGCGAGGAACGGCAATAGGACCGGCCACGTTGGAAAGGCGATCAGCAGCAGCAACAACCTGCTGGCCTTCACTTGGCGCAGCCAATGCTGGCACGGCAGAAGCAGCAGGCATGCCACGGCTCTTGAGTGCGGCCATGGCTAGATCAACGTCGCCCTTCGCGGCGTCGTACATCTTCTGCGGATCGTCTTTAGCAGCCGTCTCAGGAGCAATCAGGGTACCGACAGCATGTTCTGCCTGTGCCATGGGGTGCCCGATCAGAGAGCGTGCAGCACCCGTAATAGGCGACATAAGCGCCTCAGGAACGGCAAGGATGGCCTTGCCAGTCGTCAACAGCCCATCAATCGGCCCCTGCTTGCCGCGATCCTTGAGGGCCGCAATCTTATCCACGGCAGAACCAAATGCCGATCCGATTTCCTTCGGGATATCCGTAACCGCGTCAGTGATCGACGGCTTGTATTCTTCCTTTGGCTTCGGCGGAGTGCCATGCAGCAATGACTTTGCGATATCATCGACGGCAGCGCTCTGCTGGTCTGGTGACAGCTTGAGAAAGCTATCGTCAACCTGAACAGATTTACCCTCGATGTTGAGCGTAGGCATTTACAGCAGTTTCCACTTCACGCCGCCGGGGGTGACGTTTTGATCTGTCGATGGCGCAGCTGAGTGACCACCACCATTGTCGTTGCGAAGCTCTTTCTTGACCTGAGAAGGAGCCTGTAGAGCCGCCTGCATTTCGAGCTTCATCGTATCCACGACCGACTTATAAGCTTCCGGCCCCTGCGCTGCGTTGAGCATGTCATAGGCATGCTGGCGCATCGAATCCGTAGGCACGCCGGAAGGCGACACGGCGCGGACGTAGCTGTTGACCAGGGAGTTTGTCGCCGCAACGAAGCTGGCAAGCTCCGGGCTGCTGGCTCCCTTCTGCACCGCCTGAACCATCTGGTTCCATGGCATGTATTGCGAGCGAGGCAGCTTATCCGACGCGGCAAGCGCAATCGGGATCATGTTATTTGCTTCGTTCGCAGCAAGGCTGATATTCGCAGCGCGGGTGCCAACCGCGCGTTGACCGGCAAGAGCGCCAGCCTGCTCATTGAAGTTATTGACGATGCCCTTCGGATCAATTCCAGCATCGCGAGCGCGAGTGGCAATCGCCGTGCGGAGTTTCACGACGTTCTCAGCACCCTGAGCGCCACGCCCGAGGTTTTGCAGAACGGTACGGTCGCCGGCCAAATACTGGTCGGCCATGTCCTGAACGGTCTGCTCGTCAAGCGTCGTGACGGGCGCGCGGTTTGTAAACAGCGGGCCATCAGAAGCTTTGTTCGGGATAATGACAGAACTACCAGACCCGATGATGGTCGGAATATTGCCCTTAGCGTTAGCCTCAGCTTCCGTTCTGCCAGCAAGGTACTTCGGATCGGCTGGACCGCCTGGAATTGGCGCGTAGCTTCCGTCTGGCTGCTTTGCAAATCCGGCAGGAGTCTTGTCATCTGCACGCGCAGCAGCACGCTTCTGCAATTCGAACGACTGATTCCAGTGCTGGTCGGTAACGTTATCTCGCGTGGCCTGACGTGCCCTTTCCGCTGCCGACTGCGCAACGGTCAGGAATTTCATAGCGCCGTCTTGGTCGCCTGCCTGTCCTAGCTTCTGAGCAATGGTAGTGGCCTGCTTGCCATAGTCAGGAGACGCTGGATCGAGCGCGGTAAAGTCGCTAAATGCGGCCTTACGGTTCTCAATGAGCTGCTGCTGCTGTGCCAGCTTTGCATTCTGCTGCAACACATCTCCGAGCCCTGACAATTGGCCATAGAAGTCAACGGCAGGCGGGCCAGTCATCGGCATTATGCAGCAACCTTAGTTGGGGCAGCAAAGCCGCCGATGCCAGAAGCTTTCAGCGCAAGTCCAGCGCCGCCAAGCAACGAACTCCAGAAGTTCTGCGATGCAGAGTATGGCGCAAGCGCCGCATCCGCATTTGCGTTTCCTGTGCCCGTGGCCGCCGAATAATCGTAGTTGGCGCGGTTGGCCGCCGTGGCGCTCTCGTTGGATGCCTGAGAGCCAAGCACGCTTGCAGCGCCCGATGCAGCGGAGGTCTGCTGACCGAGATACGGCGCAAGAGACGACAGGTAATTTCCGTATTTATTGGCATCATAGTCAGAAGCAAACTTGATCTCATCCGCAGTGTTGTTGCCACCACCAAGATTGCCCGCAGCGGCATTCGTGCGCATCACCTGATCAATGCCTGTTGTGAGGCCGCCGCTGTAGCCTGGGAGTGATTTAAACGTTGACCCAGCAGCATCAATGCCCGCCTGCCCATTGACGCCGGTTGCGTTCGCATAGGCATTAGCGCCCTTGCCCGATGAATCAATCAGGCTCGCGAAGGGTGCGTAGGCCTGACCATAGAGAGCGTTTGAATTGTTAAGGCCGGTATCGAGCGCTGAGTTTGCATCCGTCTTGCCGGTCGCATAGCCAGCAGCCTTAGCCGCAGCCGCTTCCTCTGCGGGCTTGGTTGAGAACAAGTCGGTCAGAATATTTCCCATTGCGCGTAGTCCTAGATGTTAAGAGTAAGGGCCTGTCGGGGGCGTAAAGTTCGCAGTCCAGCGGGCGATGCCAATGCTGATGCGGAACTCATCAATGAAACCAGTGAATGGCGCAAAATTCCAACCGATGAAGGTTGATTGATCTGATGTCGCTACGTTCTGCGTGTCAGTGACAGGGGATGATAAGACACCATCAAGCGCGACGAACGCGCTTCCTGAATGTCTTATGTAAGCCGCGTGGTGCCAAAGACTGTCTGTCACAGATGTCGCGTGTGTCACAGAAACGCCGGTCGTGTTGAACGCGTAATCCGACCCACTAATTTGGTTGCTTGCATTTATGTTGAACTGCCAGCCGCCGGATGTCCCGGACAGCAGGTAGTTTCTGGCAAGAGCCATCTGCCCGGTATTGCCGTTACGATTGAACCAGCAATCAATCGTAAAATCGCTCGTGCCGAGGCCGAACTTGGTCGGCGTCGAAATATATCCAGCAGCTAGCTGGGCTGATGCAGAGCCGTATTTTCTCGTCCCTACAACTGTTGTGGCGTTCGTTGGTGTCCACGTATTAGCTGACCCGCCGATGTTCACATCAGGAAACGACGTTCCTCCGTTGAGGCCATCCATATGCAGCAGAGCTTTAGTAAAGCTGTCGTTGCCGGGTACGGGCGCTCCATCTGCTGATGCAAGAAAACCAAGCCCATAGCGGCTCACGCGATAAGAGCCCCGGTTAAATCCCAGGTATTCGTATCGACCTTGATAAGAGTAACGCCAGCCCATTGCTGGGCGATGGATTTATTCGTCCCGGGCGAATTGATTGTAACTCCGCTGCCGGGAGAAAACGTGACCTTCCCCGCCCCGCTCTGGGTACAATCGATCTGCGTCCCAATGCTAAACGCGACTGACGAATTTGGCGGAACCGTTACCGTAACGGCACTTGCATTTGCGAAGCGGCAATACTTGCCATTATCCGTCAGCGCAAAGGTGTATGTTGTTCCTGTTTGAGAATTGATGGCCCGCAACAGGTCTGACTTTGTTGCATCATGGCCCGGATCGGGGAAGACGATATCGGAAAGCGGCTGAAGCGCGTCCAGGTAACGAAGCCGGTCGTACCAATCCGGCGTAAAGCATTTCGTATTCGGATCGAGCGGCTGAACATCAATCGGAGGATTCTGTCCCATTACTGAATGCGCGGATCGTCGCTTTGGGTGGCAAACAAGAAGGACGCGTACACCGGATCGGAGATATCAATTCTCCAGCGCCGTCCCTGCCACGTCGTGCGGCCCGTGCAGGCCACCAGTGAAATCAACTGTTGCGGCTCCTGCTGGCGTCCGAGCTTGCGGAAAACTGGATTGCTCCAAACAATCCCGCCATCGTCGCTCCATGAGATTTCAACGGTCGGATTGGTAGCAATAGGATCATCACCAGTTGCGTCACCGACGCCTGTGGCGAAGTAAAAGTCAGCCCGGCCTACCTGTGTGCCCGCCGGGAAGTCCATCACCGGCCCGCTCTCAATCCGAAGCCTAAGAGCGTCGCCGACCTCATCATGGGCCGCCGTGACTATCTCCTGGATATCGCCCGTCATCGTGTCGCCGGTCAGCCATTTGCCGTAGGCGGCTATTGATCCAGAGATGCGCGAGCGCGTTTGCAAGTAGCTATCGCGCTGGAACCATTGCGAGGTCGTGGTGTCAATCGTCCATGTCCAATCAGGGCATGACAACTGCCAGAACGAATGCCCGCGTGAGATGTAGGACGTGGCCTCTAGCGTAGTTTTGTCTTCAACAGCTTCAATCAGGCCGTCGAGATCGGAAGGCGAAATCTTGGTCGGGATATAGCCATCGAGCTTGTACACACCGCAATCATCACCGACGAATATAGGCCCCTTCGCGAAGCCGTCTTCATGACCTGATACGCAGTAAGGTCCAAGCAACCCGCGCGGGATGACCGAGTTGC